CTGTTGACTGATATGTCCACCAGGTCGGGAATGCCCAGGGTATTGGCGGCTATGCGGTAGAGCCTTACATCCCTGTTGGTGCGATCAAGCAGTACCTCGTCGACGGCTAGCATGTCCCCAGCGGCCAACGCCAGGATGTTTGCCGCCACCCTCGACAGCACCACATCAGGGTTTGCTATGTCGAATGTGAGTGAGTTCACAATTAGGGAAAGGACACCGCCGGCCAGGGAGATGGCGACGGAGAAGGTGCCGTCGCCGTTGTCAACCATCTTCAACGCTGGTAATACTGTCGCTGCGGTTGTATCAGCCATGTTTCAACTCCTATTGTGCCTCACAGGCCATTGCGTATACAGGATTTCCTTCAGCGTCATTCTCGACCCACATAGCCCGTAGGGTTGGAAATGTCTTGGGAAAGGTCGTATATATCCCTGTGTCATCATAGACTGTGCAGGACATGGCATAGGTGCCGTCTCCCTGGTCTACGGCCTTCACAGGTGGGTTAGTGGTCTGGAATACGGTATCAGCCACTATCTTCCCCCTTCGGTCACATGCCGGTAGTATATATCAGCCAGCGATTCCACGTCTACCGATGCCTGGAGGGTCCGGAAGTAGCGCCTCACCTCAGCTTCCATTTCCTTTGCGAGTCTTTCGTTTCTTGGGCTGCGAGGGTTTGCGGGTATTACGGCCTCCCACAGTTGGACTTCGGCCTCTATCACTGCTATTACCGGGCTCCACTGGTCTAGCTCCTGCGTTACCATTAGCTACTCCTGAGCCCCGGCATGGTGCGCATGGAAGCTGGAGCACACCGCCCCTGTCCACGTCCCTGTAGCCCTTCCCTCCACACGTTTCGCATAACTTAGCCTCTGTGTCCGTTGCCAACAGGCACCGCCTCTCTGAATAGCCTTAGAGCCCGTATCATGGCCGCTGCCGGGTCCCCCTTGGCCTCTGCCATGAGTTGATCCAGAACCTCGTTAGTATCATCAACCCCAATAGCCAGGAGTGCTACCTGCATGACCTCCCGAGACGCCGCTAGTTCTGGCAGCACTGGGAGAATCTGGGCTATGGCCTCTGCCACCTGGCTCGCATCCTCCGGCGTTATGGCGGGGAAGTCCCGGTCAACATATCGCCTCTCTACGGGGATGCTAGCCTTCGCTAATACTAACTGGTCTATCTCATCATACTGGTCGCTCCATATTGCCTGGTGAGATTCAAATTGCTTTTCTAACGGCAATTCCGTAGTCTTTGCAGTTGCAAGGTTACCGCTACTGATGTCGCCAAAATACTGCTCTGATACCCCAACGGCGGCGCATACCTGGAGCCTCAGCATCCGGGCGTCCTCGTAGGCATTGCGAGACTGGGAGTCTGTCTTTATTGGTGTGGTCTCTGAGCCCATATTCTCTGTCAGTACAGAGGCGGAGGCCGGAAGCTGGCCTTGGAATACCGCCTTAGCCGCAGCCACAGCAGCCACACCACCGGCGACCTTCGTTTTCCACGAGAACCGGGCAAGGGCTAGCATAATGGCCGCCCTGGCTGCCAGGAATTGGCGGTAGAGCTTTATCCAGTCCAGGGCCGGGAGCAGCAACGGGAGCCCACGCTGGCCTATCGTGTTGATGGCCAGGTGGAACATGATACCATCCTCACCGGACTGTACGCTCTTGCTATAAGAGTCCAGTGCAGCCTCATTCTTTAGGTTATTCGAGGAGCGATAGTATGCGAGCCTGGATTGCCCTTGTGCTGTAGACCATTCTCGCTTGTAGAAACGCACATTCTCGGCATCGTCCGGGTCAGTGATAAACTCCGTTATCTCAAGCGCATTGACCCGCCTGAGCGTAGCCTGCCCCTGGGGCTCCAGGAAGAGGACAAAGAATATCTCCCCGTCTATAAGGAGGATGTCGCTTGACTTGCGCTGGCCGGACGCAGAAAGGAGGGCTGCATTGGCAGGGTCATTCCAGTAGACTTCCAGGGCCTTAGTAGCCCCGTCGTCCTTGGCGCTCCAGGTCATACCGGTGCCGAAGGTGTAATCTGTCCAGAGCCGAATAGACTGCCGCCCCAGTGGGTCCGTTAGGGCATAGAGGCGGGACTTCTCGACTGCAAGGATGCGCTTGGCATCCGTGAGGTCATTGGTACCCCCAGCCGCCGTTAGGCTTATCCAGCCGGCATCCTCTAGTGCAAGCTCGGCCTCGACGCCAGCCAGGGCCTCTCTGAGGAGGGAGCCTGAGATGATGGCCTGGCCTGGGCTCCGTAGTACCTCACTGATCGGCAACCCAGAGGAGCCATAGATTATACTCCTCGGGCTAGCTTGCACGCCTCTTCTCCCTCGCTGCCTGCTGCGTCAACTTCCGGCGCTCCCTCCGTGACATGGCAACCACCTTGACCGGCCCGTTGCCATACTTTATCCGAATGAGGCCCTGGGGACTCGGAGTGAACTTTTCGGGGGGCTGTTCGGGCTCTGTCATATCACTCTCCCCACATTATACCACATCCTCAAAACTCTAGTTTCACCTCTTGCATGGCGTCGTAGACCAGTACCTGCTCCATCACCTCCGGCGTTCCGAACTTCGCCACGACCCCATAGCGCCTCGCATCCATCGAATGCGAGAAGATGTGGGTGGTCTTGTCGGTCAGCCTGCCGTCCTTGTCGGCAATATACCGGAAGTTCCTCTGCTCCTTGATGCAGTCAATCGAGTCGTCAGTCCAGAACTGGCGGTATTGCCTGACCTTCTGGTGGCCGTACTCCACGCTACCCGGCCCCTTGGGGCAGGGCTTGACGTTGAAGCCCAGCCGGCATATCTCCTCGATGCTCTTCGGCTCAGAGGAATCAGCGAATATCTCATCGTAATACTTAGCTACCCCGAGCCCAACCATCCTCTCTGCTATGTCCTGGTTGGTCAGCCCTCGCTCATAGAGAAGTTGCCTGGAGTACAGGCAGTCTCCCACCACCACATTCTTGACCAGGGCCGTCATGTCTGTGGAGAAGCCAAAGTCCAGCCCGTAGAAGGCATCGCCACTTGGTAGCTCCCTGACCTGGCCGAACTCGGGATAGACCAGGCCCTCGATCTTACCGAGACGCCCCAGGCCGTAAATGTTCCACCAGTTCGGGTCCTTGTCTTTGTTCGACTCGATGTTGGCCACGACCTCCGGGGGCAATACCTGGAGGGCATCCTGGAAAGTCGAGTGGATGTAGACATTCTCCGGCTGACCCAGCCAGTGCTCGTGGGCCCAGAACTGCGAGACTGGATTCCAGTCAGCGAAGGTAAATCGGCTGGTGCGGATGTCCAGGCCCCGGGCCGTCTCCCAAGGGATGTTGTTGGCCTCGTTCAGGAACAGTATGTCACGCCGGGGTCCTCGCACCTTGTCGGGCTCGTCGGCGCCAAAAAACTCGATGACGCCCTTGCCGAAGCGGTAGGTCTGCTCCGTCTTGTTGTAGCGGGGGTTATTCTCCTGGGGCTCGTCAAGGATGCGGAAGCAATCTCTTATGCATCCTCTTTTTAGATGTGGAAGGCTCTCGCTTACGACTGAAATTAGAAGGGGAGCCTTGGCGTGCTGTGCAATCAGTATGAGGAGCTGGAGTATGGACCAGGTCTTGCTGGAGGCCGTGCCACCCTCATCCAGTGCCCGGCGCTTGCCAGGGCTTAACCAGGCCTCGGCGTTGGCCTCATAGATGCGGGTCGTGCGCAGGTTCAAGGATAGTCCCTTACTTTGCAAATCCTCTTATCTCGTTGTTTGTCTTGCAACGCCATGCAAATCTTAGGGGCTCTATCTTGACTATAGGCCACCAGTGCCTTTCCCATCGACACCAGAATTTATGCCAGAAATAACGTATTGCGTAGAATTTTTGTGGCTTTTTCATCCTGTCCCCTTTCCTGCTACAATCTCCTCGGTCAGCGCCTTGGCCTTTTCGGATGACACCACAATCTGCACCTGGAGGGGCGCACCCTCGGCCCCGGTCACCTCCTGGCGCTCGGTGTAGTTCCGGCGCTTGCCCTGGGTCTTGAGGTAGAAGATGAGGGCCGTCATATCGCCTTGCTGCATCTTCTGGTAGAGCTTACCCTCGGCAAAGTCAAGCAGCGCCTCCTTAGCCTCCTTGACCGCCTGGGCTACAGAGGGAAATTCCGTAACATAGCGGTACATGGTGGTGTAAGAGACATCGGCCTTTTTGGCCGCCAGGGAGAGGAGGCCCTGGTTCTCTTTGAGGGCCTTGATGATGCGCTCGCAGGTATCAGCCCTTTTTTTAGAGATACCGTTTTCCCCGTTGCCGTTAGTGACCATTAGAGCCTCGCTGCCTGCTTGCCGGTGTAGTTCTGCCAGCGTTGGATTATCACATCGCAGTAGTGGGGGTCAATCTCCATCATGTAGCACCTGCGCCCCCTCGTGGTAGGCCGCCGTCCAG